CGCTTCTGCGCCGGATCACCCTCAGCATACGCTTTCGTCACAATCGTCGAATTAATCTTCGTTCCATCAACATCGTACGGAACATTGCTAGGAATGATCATCTGATCAAGCCTAATGACACGATCAATACTGCTCGTAGCCGAAGTCGCCCCACGCTTCAATGCGTACACACGATTCGCCGTCGTATCAGGATCAGTCGCACTCGCACAAATCTCAACCTCACCCTGCTTCACTCGCGTCCAACCAAACTGGGAACGCAAATCACACAAGAACCCGCCACTCGCAAGACTGACATAATAATGCGAATCATTAATATTCGCCGAACCGTAAACACCAGACGACGCAACCCCAGAACCAAACCCATCAGGCCCATCAAAAAGACTCTTATCGAACGTAAAGACCTGCGGCCCAGCAACAAGATCGCCCCACATATTCGCAATCTTCTTCGTCATCGTATTTACAAGCGTCGCACCATCAGTCAAATACACACCATCATTAGCGGCAAAGAACACGCCAGCACTTGTGCGCTGCACGCTCGCCGCGCTGATGCAACCAACCTGCTGAGAGAAAGCGCGAATGTTCGCTGTGATACCACCACGACTAAGAGACGCATTCGCCACGCCACCACTCTGCGTCAACAAGTAACCACTAAGCATCACACAATTCTTCGTACCGAGAACCATCATGTTGCCCGAGCCAACAGGAACAAGCGCAATAACCTGACCAATGTCCTCAATGTCAATGTAATTCAACTGGGGAAACGCTGCTCGCGTAGCCTGCACAAGACCATCAGCCCTAGTCACTGTCGCGTCAGCAGCCTCGCGGACACTCCACATAATCCGATTCGGATGACTCTTAGACCTACCAGACGCAACGTCAACGGTACGAACATCGCCAATAACGAGACGCGAATCACCACCAGACGTAAACGTGCCAATACAACCAGCAGACGCAACATACTCCCCATCAGAACGCTGGCCGACCTGCGGAAGCACAGGATAATAATCAGCGTTCGTAAACGGCGTCGAAGGAACATAGATAGGCGCTGGATCAACAGTGATCGTCGTACCACCAGCAGAAACAATGCGGCCCGTATACTCGTCCGCCCCGCCATTGGACAAGTGGATATACCCGCCAACAGCAACAACCGCAACAACACCAGCACCAACAGTGATACGCGGATCACCACTAGCAGTATTCACACTCAACGCCCCAACACTTGCCGCTGCCGCAGTAGCCATATCGGCGCCACCAACCCAAACAGTCGGCGAAGAACCAGTCAATGACGACGAGGAAAACACCATCGAATCGCCATAACCAGTAGGAATGCCAATATCAGTCGTAGCAATATTTGTCGTAAACGTACTCATATTCACAAGCGAAGACGAGTAGGACAATGATCCGACCTGTACGTACCCGCCAGAAACAGCAGCCGGGTACAAGCGCGAAAACTGATCAGTATTCGCACTCTTCTGCGCAGCGATCTGCGTTGGAGCCATGCTTGTAGCAGAATCAAGCACGCGCGTTGTTCCGCTCCTTTTCGCAAGCGCACCAGCCGACGTGATCACGATGTTCTGCGCGTCATATACCGCACCATCGGGAATCATGTGGCGCGGAATGTCACGCACCATTCCCGTAAAGAAGTTCGCGTGACTCGCGTACTGAACAGTACCCGCCACGGATTACCTCTGCCGCTGCGTAAACGAGTAGTACGTCGAAGGGTCGTGGAACGGACGACGAGGATTCCGCAAGTAGCCCGTTTGAATACGCTTCGCAGTACGACCCTGACGACGACCAAGCCACTTCTGGAAACGATCCATACCAGCAACAAACTTCGCCTCAAGCGAATTGCTGAGATTCTGATCCTCACCAACAGCATCAGCCAAACGAGCAGCAGCACCAATTGTGATCAACCAGTGCCACTGCGACGGAATATCAACTGGAATATCCGAATCATTCACCAACTCTGAAGGAGTCTGCGAGTAGTAGACCTTCAGCGTGTCGCCCGTTGTCTGCGGCGTAGGCCACAAACGAATCGTGTCCAATCCGAGAAAAGCGTACTGGCGAGTAGCACCAATCGGATTCGTCGCATTCAACGCGAGCAACTCGTCAGCAGTAATCGGCTCAAGAATATACGAGTACGTCGAACCAAGAGCAAGATACTCTAGATACTGGAGAGCGCCAAAATCAGTCAAGCCCCAATCAGAACTAATGTCATAAACAGACTGGCCCTGAGTAAGCGACTCGCTACTCATCGTCACCTTCAACTGCGCACCAACAACAATGTCCGTATACGCATCATTGACATGCAGACCAGCCTCAGTGTCATCATCATTCAACGCAAGATTCTGAGCGCGCGTCTTCAACTGGGCAAACGTCGCCATTACGAATCCATCCCCTTCGGCCTAAGCGGATCAAGACCACGATGCATCAAATCATGCATCTCATCACGAACCTCACTAGCGCACGTAGGACACAAACCGCGCGACACCATGCTGATCACCTCGGCCTCGCTACGAAGCGGATACCACTCCTTCGCATACGGCTTCCAAATCGGAAGCGTCGCCAACTCTGGCTTAGCCGGAAACGTCGTAAGGCACACGCCACACGCAAGACCACGAGCAAGACGATCAGCATCCTCGCGCTGATGCGTACCCTTCAAATACCACATAATGCTGCGCTGAGGCTCGCCCCACGAATAATCGTACGTCTCCTCAGCGTGCGCCTCAATCGGCCTACGCCACGACTGAATCTCAGAAACGATCATGCTAGTGCAACAGTATACTTGCTCCGCAACACCTCATTGCCAACAAGCCTATCCCGTTTCACATGAAACGCACTAGAACGAACCATACGCCTCCGTTCGCGCTCGTCATGCAGCAAATCGCCGACCGCGCCAGCAAACCCCTCGGCATCATCAACGCGAATAATCGAATCGTCTGGAACACGCTTGTACGCCTCAACATCACTAGCGACAAGCGCAGCACCACACATCGTAAACTCAAGCCACTTCAAATCACTCTTACCACGAGTAACATCATTCTCAACAATTGGGGCAAGCCCAACACTCCACCGAGATAGAACACGCCGATACGAAGCAACACTCGGCGTAAAACCAAAATGCGTATACGGGAAATCCCAATCAGGATCAAGCCCGACAACCTGAACCTCGGCACCAACCATGCTCGCATACCTCATCGCATCCTCAACAAGATACGTATGGTCAAGATGATTCGCACTAAGGACACACCCAACAATCTTCTTCCGATGATTAGGCTCGGGCCAATCAATCGGATCCACCGTATTCTCACAAACCACCACGTTCGGATTCACACGCGAATACACCTCAGCAAGCGCATCCGTAGCACAAATCACATAATCAGCCTCAGCAACCATCCTCTTATGAGACGACTGATTCTCGCCCCACAAACGCCCATTCTCCTCGTGATACCGACCAACAACATTCGCAAGATCCGCTGAAAGATAATTATCATCCACATCAATCACACGCTTCTTCCCCAACTTCTCAGCCAACTCCCAAAACTCGCGCGCATCATCATTCGGATACTGAAACACCCACGCCCTTGACTGGTGCGCATCATCCGCATCAATACTCAACCGCACAACAGAACCCGTAGTACGCGCAGGCAACTCGCACCGCACATACCCCGTACCCTCAAGCCTCCACTCGTAAAACACCGCAGGCACACTAACGCGCTCCTCATAAGGAGCAAGATCAGCCCACGTCATCTCCAACTTCGCAGCCTCACGCACCGTAGTCCGATGAAGACCATCGCTCCGCTGACGATACCCGTACCGAGCAAGCGGCGCAGGCGCAAGACGATACCCCTTATTCGCCAAGCGGTACACAAGATCCCAATCCTCAATCGGCACATCCCGATACCCGCCAACATCACGCAGCGCGCTCGTCCGCACCAAGAACACGCCACACACATTCTTATCCTGAATACGAAGCGGACACCACGGCTCAGCGCGCATCCTAAACCTCTGCTCACCAAACCCGAGCATCCACGGGTACGCGCCGTCATACCCAATCGCAGCCTCCCACAAACGCCACAACGTCTTCGAATCAACCACATCATCAGACCCCATGATGAACGTGTATTTCGTCGTGATGTGCTTCAACGCTTCATTAAGCGCAAGCGCCATCTCATGCTTCCCAGCGTTCTGCGCAATGCACACGCGCACACCCTTAGGAAGCGAACGAATAGCCTCGCGCAAAAGATCCTCGCGCTCACCACCCCACGCGATCAGCACCGTCACATGGCGACGAACAGCCGCCTCATACGCGGCAATGTTGTGATGCACAACTACGCGGGAATCTCGCGCGAAAGCGACGCATCCTCAGCAGCCTCAGCAGCAAGCGTCACCTTCAACTTCTCAAGAGCCTGAGTGATCTCATAGTTCGGACGCTCGCGCGACAACTCGTACGCGATCACATAATCAATGTCGTAACCACCATTACGCACCATGTCGCAAACCTGAACAGCCTTAGAGTTGCCCTTGATGCCCTTCATCTCATCATAATTCGGCCACGGCGGATCAAGACGCTTACCACTGACCTGAATGTAATCACGACCATTTCCATGATCCTTCAAAAGACGATCCTCCGTATACTTCCGATCCTCCTCATTCGGAATCGTCTCAGTATCAAACACGCTAAACATCAAGTCGGGATTCCAACCATCATGAGCCTGACCATTCACAACACCAACAACCGTCGTCGGCGTAGCACCATACGCAATGATCGTGCCATCATCACGACGACCAAATCCGAGCCAATGCTGCTTCGCAAGTTCGGCCTCATCAGGACGAACCATGCCATGCTGGAAATCGCAGATAATCGCAGCAACAACAGTCTGCGGGATCATCGCGCCACCCGGCCCAAGAACCATCTGAATGGTATCGGGGCGAGCAACAAACGTGTAATTCGCGTGCTTACTAACAAAACGCATTTGGTTTCTCCGGTCGGAAAAGGGACTGTCGGGGGGAGCCGCCCGTAGGCGACTCCCCCCAGTTGGTTGGCTTAGTAGCCGGTGATGCCCGAGATGATAGCGTGCTTCTTCTCAAGGCCGATCTCAAACGACCACTCCGTCAGGTACTCCTGCTTGACGGAATCCTCGTCGTTCGCCTGACGATCCGGCTTCAACACCGTATCGCGCAGAGGACGCATCGTCACGTCCTCCATGTCAACCATGACCCCGATGCCGCCGTACTGGCCGTTCGTGGACTGGAAGTCGTACCAATCGCGCTTGACCGCGATCTGCACCTTCGCACCCGACGCACTCATGTACGTCGAAAGCGACACGCCGTAGGTGTCAATGCTCGGAGCCGGAGGAGCCAACTTGCCCTGCGCGAACGAGGACAGAGCCGACGCCACCAGCGGAGCGCAGAAGAACACCTTGTTCTGCGAGCCGTAACGGAACGCCTTGCGCAAGAACGTCTCAAAGACGCTCTCCGTCAGCGTGCCGACACTGGAGGTGATGTTCGACGTGACGTACTGGAACAGGCCGCCACAGTAGCCGACCGGAGCCGAACCAGAAGTGACAAGATCACGAACGCCCCAGAACATAGTGTTCTCCAACTGGCGCTTGTGCTCAATCAACTTCTTCTTCGCCTCGTTCGCAGGCTCCGGGCCGCCATACAACTTCGACGCCACGAGCGTGTTCGTGAAGCCCCACGGATCACGCTGGATCTGCGCGTAGTTGTAGTTCGACACCTTCTTCGTCTGGATGAGCGTGCCAAGCGTGGCACCCTCAGCAGCCGCGTTGCCGATCTTGATCACGTCAATGCCACTCGCAGCGGAGACAGCAGTGACGCCACCAAGGGCGCGCGTGACGTAGATCGTGTCAGCGGACACAGCGGTGACGGAGCAGTTCTCGCCCGTCGTCGCCAGACGAACAACGTCGCCAACGCGGAAGTACGTGCCGGTGCCAGTCGAAACCGACAAGGCCGTAGCAGCCGAAGTGGCCGACGCCGAAAGCGTCGTAAGACGCGGCACCAACTCGTCCGACAGCCACTCAACCTTCTGCGAGTACGCCGCGCGCGAGCCGACCTTCTGAAGCATCGTCGTCAGCGGAGCCTCGTCCGGCTCCAACATCGCGATGGTGGGGGACATATCAACGACGCGCTGATTCGACAGAATGTCCGCGTCGTCAACAACCCCAGTGAGGATGGTAGGCATAGCCTAACCTTTCTAACTAGAAGTTACGGGATTCTGCGGTTGTCCAGCGGTCGAACTGGGCCACACATGGTCGGAACTACCCATTAAGGATAGCAGCATTGATCTTAGCAGCATAATCCTCAGGGCCAGTATCAATCACACCCTGACGAGACTGCGTAATAGCACTAGGCATAACAGCCTGCTGCTGCTGAGCAAAATTAGCCGGAGCCTCACGCATACGAACCACCGCATAAAGACTCTTCACGCCCTCCTGCACCTTCTCCGGCGTATCCATCCCATTCGGGAAAAACGCCAAATGCAACTGGTCAACAGGAATATTCTCAATATACGCCTCAATCTTATCGGCGTAATCAGAAAGATCAGGGATCTGCGACTCAAGACTCGTCATCGCACCCTCAAACATATTCTGCGTCTGCGCATCACGAAGCGGAGTCACCTGCTCGCGCAACGCCTCCAACTCGGCCTCGTACTGCTGACGAATCTGCTCCGCCTGCTGCTGCGTATACCACGCCATCGCCTCAGTCGGCTTCTGCTCAAACCAATGCTCCCACAAACCATTCACCGTCTCCTGCGGCACGCGACCAGAATTCGCAATTGCCCACTGCGCAGCAGCCCCCGGATCACGCTCAGCCCACCCAATCAACTGCTCCTCATTCTGCGGCTCGCCACCAAACGTAGCGCCCCACGGCTGAACATCCTCCTCATCATCCTCCATGAGAAGCATCTCAAGATCAGAAAGACGCTGGTTATTCTGCGTAAACTGCGTCTCAAGATTCCGATACGCCTCAGCGAGATCATCAGCAGTCTTAAACTTTCCAAGAATCAACTCGCTAGGCTGCTCATCCTGCGACTCACCAATAGGCGTATCAGCACCAGACTCCACAGGCTCATCCTGCTGCGGCGCGCTCCCACCATGCAGAATCGCCTCAGCAATCGGATCAACCTCGGGCTGATCGTCAAACGTCTCGTTCTCGCTCATGTCTACTCCTAGTCGGATAGTCGGGTAGTCGGACTACTGGTTGGTTGGGCCGGAACCGGCCCCGAGAGCAGCAAGAATCTCAGGCGGAATGCCCGGTGCTTCTGGCGCTGCGCCCATTGGGGTTGTCGGTTCCGGCTGTGACTGACCCGGCCCTCCGACCAAAGGCGGGTTCTGCACCTGCATCGTGCCCTCGCCCGAATCACCCAAGTATTCCTTCGGATCCTCATCAAACGCCTGAATCACATCCTCAGCAACTCGGCGCATATTCGGCTGGACACCACTCTGAACAAGAAGCATATAGTTCTGACCAAACCAGTTAGCAAACGCGAGAGCCTCAGCGCGACGCTCCTGCCGCATAAGCGACTCGTTCGCATCCTCAACCCTGAAATCGTACTGGCCCTGAATATCGGCAGGAGTAACAACCTTCCAATCATTCTCAGCCTCGCGATCAATACGCACCGCAACAGGGCCGGGAAGCAACTGCTGATTCAACGCGACCTGCTGCTCGCCAGCGCGCCGCATCGCATACATGATCTGCTGCTTCATCCTGATGATGCGCTTCGCGGCCATATTGCTGATCACGCTAATACCCGTCGCCGTGTTCTGATCAATCTGCGTATTCGACGCGCCACTCAGATAACCAACAGCACCAGTGATGTTCTGAAGATCACCCTTCAGCATCTCCTCAGCCTGCACACTCGGCTGAAGAATGCTGATATTCGGCATGAACGGCTGCACCTGATCAGGCCGAAGCGGAATGACCGCTCCGGGGAACAGGCGAATGTCCTGCTGCTCCGTGTTCGGATCCACGAACATCGCCGCGTTCGCCATGAACTTGGAGTTATCAATGCGCTGATTCTGAAGTTCCCACAATGCAATCTGAAGATCACTAATGATCTCAACGATGCTTTTGCCGACAAACGAGAACAACGTCGGCATGATGTTCGCGACGACAAACGGGAACTGACCGTGCCAGAATGGGCTAGGACAATCACGAATAATCGTGTTTCGATTGGCAATCACGGTAAGGCGCATCATGTTCCCATCACGCCACCACCACTCAATGACCTCAACACGATTGCGACGCTCCTTATCGTCCGCGCCCATCGTGCTAGTCATGTCCTGAATCTGATCAAGATTCTCATAAACACCACTAGCCTCAAGACTACGCTTCGACTCGTACGTCCTGAAGAAAACGTACTCGGCATCGTCAAGACTTGTAGCATTCGGATCCCACAAAAAGTGGTTCGCATCCACGTTCACAAAACCCGGCTGCTGCCGGTACGGAACCGTCTCGTACGGCTTGCGCATATTAAGCGGATCAGGCTTATAGTTCGGAGTCGGAACCCTACGCCACTCCTCAAGCCACGGAATCTTCGCAATCGAAATACCACGAATAAGCGCCTGCTTCACAAACAAAGCGTACTTCTCACCAAAATTATCCTTGTACCGCTGCTGCTTCAAAATATGCGTCAACATCTCAGCGCCCTCCTCATACTGAGGCTGCGCAGCAATCACACGCACATCAGGCTCATCATCAACAATGTTCGACTCAATAATGTCAATAATCTGAAGCGCGTACGGCGGGTGAAGATCACTCTGCCATTCGCTATTCGACGGCTTGATGATCGCGTTATAACCATCATCACACTTCTTAAAGAACTCGCGGCTATTCCGATGCTTCTGCTCGGACTGGCCCCAAGACTTAAGGAACCTATCAAGAAGTTTCTGGTCGGTAGCCATATCTAGTTCGCTGCCATGATGACCCAGTTAGTGCCATCACTAACAAGCGTAGCGAACTTACCAGCAGTGGCAGCAAGAATCGCAGTGCCAGCCGTAGAAGGAGACGTAATCGGAACAACATTCGACGAAGCACTAACAACCGTAAAAGCCGCAACATTACGAATTGTAATCTCGCGACCAGTCCACGACGAAGCAGTAGGAAGCGTCACCGTAATGGTCGCAGTGCCATTACAAGTAATCCAATTCTCATTAGTCGCAACAGAAAAGTTTCCGGTCTTCGGTACGGGAGCGCCACGACCAAGCGAACCACTGCGAATCGTGACAAAACCATTCTGATCAACACGCACACGCTCAGTCTGCGAATTCGCACTAGAACCAGTCGTACTAGCAAGAGCCGTAAAAACGCTGACATTACCACCAACGCCCGTGCCAGTACCAGCACCACCATAGATGCTGAAGTTCGCACCAGCAATATCAGTACCACTACCACCAGTGGCCCGAATGCTTGTCGCGGTAGGAGAAGCAGCAGTCTCACCATTGCCAATGTAAAGAACACCACCATTGGTGATACGCATACGCTCAACAAGCGTCGTGCTGCCACTAGGAGTCGTGCTAAACAAAAGAGCACCCGGACTAGATCCAGCACCACCAGCACCATCACTGATCGCGGAAACCTGCGCAGCGTTAGCGTACGCGGAACCAGTGTGCGAATCGAAGATAACGCTACCGATAATGTCACTCGCGTTTGTGGCTCCTGCCGTACGACTCTTCTGGAGCCGGAACGCTGCGGCGCTCGCATCAGCGGTAGTGTTGATGAGGAAAAGCCGGGGATACGTCGTGGTGGCAGTCGTCGCCGTGAGAGCCGTGCCGTCTGCGCTGAACGACCACACATCATTGTCAAACAGGCTCTTCCAAGCCGAACCGTTATACGCGAGCGTCTGATTCGTGTCCGTCTCGTAAATGCACTGACCAGCAAAAGGCGTGAGCGGCCTAGTCGTGCTGGTGCAGATAATGATATTTCCGAGTCCGCACCAAGCGTTGCCGCCAGTCAGATTGAGATATACGAAGAGTTCGTCAAGCGTGGAGTCAAAAACAATCTGTCCGATGGTGGGCGTGAGTGCGGTTCGCTGTGTGGTGGTGAGCGTCTGGATCTGATCGTTGGCGGTCTTGATGCCAACATCCATCGTGTTGAGGACGGCAGCCGTGATGGGCGTGCTGGTGTCCGGGTAGTCGGCGAAGCCGGAAGGATAGGGGCGCGTATACGGCATTACGACATCACATAAAATCTGTAATAAATCGTTACCGACGAAAGAAGTGTTTGCGTATTTGTAATACGAATTCCAGTTGGAGAAACATTATCCTGATACAAACCACTGCTCAAAGTAGTTGAATTAGTCGACCCGGTCATACCCCTCCAACAAGGATAACGATAAGCGGCTGGCTTATCGCTTGGGAAAATAAATTCAACAGACGAAGTTACATACGGACTGGTGTGAAAAAAAGCGTTTGTTTGATTGACGTTTCCAGAGCCAGTATAAGTATTGCTAAATTGCCCGTAACTCCAATTATACAAAGCAGATGAAAGAAGAGATGCGCCACTCATAAACTGAAAATAAGGCTGCGGTGAACCACTTGAAACGCATTCCATTTCCATTGTTACAGACCTAAATCCAGATGGCAAAGTAATATCAGCGCTTCCGCCCGAAGCAATTACAGTAGTTGTTCCGGTAGAAAACAAATACTTTGATGGCGTAACCCAAGAAGAACCGTTCCACACTTCCATAACGCCCTTAGTGCTGTTATAGATCTGCGTACCAGTAGTCACACCAGTCAACGCATCGCGCTGCGTCGTCGTATACGACTGAACGCCCTTAAGGATGTCGGTCGTATTGGTAGCGATGTTTGCTTCGTTGGTGCTAATGCGCGATTCGTGATCCTGAATGTCCGCGCTAATGATGTTATACGCGCTCGCAGGAAACTGCTGACCAGCACTAACGGTACTAGGAGTCGGAGTCGTGTACGTCACGGCTCGTAGTGTAGCAACAAGCGCGCTAGTAAAGCGCGATAATGCGCGTAGCATCAGTTCCAGTCGCATAAATACGACGCGCACGAATTGGAACAGTAAACCCGACCTGAAACGTCAACGTCACCGGAGACGAATCGCCCCACAACAACACCTTGATATCCGTCGTAGACCCGCCCGTCCCCTTATGCACATTCAAAGCGCGCGGAATCTCAACAAGATCCGTCGTATCATTCGGCGTAATTTCTACCGCGCGAATATACGGCGACAGAATGCTCTGCTCGCTAGAAGCAAAATTATTGATAGGGCCGTTAGGCATCAGTAGCCAGCACCCATTGGCCCACCAGTGGTGCCAACGGGCATCTGACCACTCATACCACTCATCTCCTGCGACGGAAGCGGCGGAGTAGCACCAGCACCACTCATCATCGGAGGCAACGGAGCAGACACAGCCTGCTCGCCAGCAGGATTCGGCGTCGGAAGCGAAGCGATCAGCATCATGATCTGCTTCTGCATCTCCTCCTGCATCATCGCCATCTGACGCTGATGATCAGCCATCTGCATAGACTGGGCCTGCGCCAACTGCGCCATGCCCGGAAGAGCAGCAACAGCCGGAGGAACATCCGAAGGAGCAGCAGGAGGCATCGGAGCAGCAGCAACAGGCGGAGCCGGAGGAATCATCGGCCCCGCATTCATCATGCTCGGATCAACAGCCACGCGAATATCCTATCACTTCTGGAACGAGGTGATCTGCCACTGGAACTTCTGATGCGTATCAAGACGATCCGCAAGGAAATTCAGAATGCCCTGCTCGCGATACTTATCAGCACAATCAATCGTGTCCTTCAACTGGCTAATAAGACCAGAATTCATCTCGCTAAGGCACTTCAGCATTTCATCAACGCCTTCGCACTCGTCAGGCTGGCCAAACTCAATATCAACCATCTGATCCAACTTGCGAATGCTCTCAGCGATGCCATCCAATGATTCCCAAGCGTCCGTGTAAATCTCTTCGAAGAACTCGTGGAACTCGGAGAAATCCGAACCGACGACGTTCCAATGGAACTGGTGCGCGGTGATGTAGTACGTGCTGACGTTGTTCAGCAAGTTCTGAAGTTCGCCTGCGAGCGATCCGCTCGGAGCAGGCTCGGTTTCGGGCGGATGATTTCCGCCTTCAGCCTTGTCTTCGGTCGTGTCGTCTTCAGCCTTCTGATTCGACATGGGCTTCTCGGCGGACTGATTATCCATCGTATCGTTGTGCATCATGTCGTGCGCAGATGCGCTCATCGGCTTCATCCGCATCAGCGCAATGCTGATCTGCGGCTCCTGCTTCTTCTTCAACTTATCAATAGCAGCCACTAGTTGCTCCTTGCGCGACCAGCAGCAGCACGCCGCTGAAACTCTTCCTTACCAAGTTTCTTCCGCCCGATCCACGCAGCAAGCGCCCTAGGATCCTCAGACCCCTTAGCCCTCAAAGACTTTACAAGACGCTCGTACTTCGACGCTGCCATGCGTTGGCTACTTGGCCGCCGGATTCATCTTCTTGATCAACTTGCCAGAAAGATTCTTAAAACGATTCTCCTTGGCAATCATCTTAATATCCTTTTTCCGGGGGTGACCGGGAGAGTTGTACGCGCCGCCGGTCGCAGAATTCCAAACAGGAGCGTCCGGGTTCGTAACCTTGTTGATATCCATCTGAGGCATACCGGAACTATACCCTACTTGTCGGTCTTGTTACGAAGCGAATTAGCAAGACGACGACTCCACGACGCTCCAGCATCCCCACCCCACGCCTGCCACGCCACATACCCCGGCGTCTCCTTACCAGCAGCACCCCAATCAGGCTTCCGATCAACAGCGTGCCGAGCAAAAAACGAGTGCATACGCATCACATGATCCCGCGTAAGCGGAGCACCACTCGCGATCTTCCTCGCACGATCAGCAGTAGCAGGCTCAAACCCGCCACCAGCCTTGCCCTTCGATACGAGGTCTAGTCCGCGACGAGCCGCGCTACGCGCACCAGCAGGAGGAACAAACCCGCTCACTACTTCTTCTTCGCAGCAGCCGCCGCGCGCCCCTTCGCCATGATATGCGACCAGCCCTTAGCCCCATACTTGCGCCGCATGATATACGCGGCGAGCGCGTTCGAATCCTTCCCGCTCTTCTTCTTCAACGTCGCGGCGAGTTTCTTGAAATCACCCTCGTGATACTTGGATTCGGGAGTGGACATACGCATAGGATACATGGTATGGTGCGCGAGCGGCTAGGAGCCATCAACCCTCCCGCTCACTCGCGGATGCTCCTAGCCGCGACCAATAACAAAACGCGGCGCGCGCTTCTGAATAGATTCGGGCTTCTTCGGCTTAGGACGCTCCACAAGTCTGATCGGAGCGACCGCTTCTTGCTGCCACACGGCCTGTGCGCCAGCCATTGCCATCACAAGATCGTCGTGACACCCCTCATCAGCCTCAGGGCGCGGCTCTTTCCCATTCCTATCCCGATACACGAACGTGCGCATCTCGTCAATAAGGGCTTCGCTGCGAATACGATGCGGCTCGTCGCGAACAGCGGCCTGTAGCGCGGCCAGCATCAGAGGACGAGTGGCGCTTGTCGTGTTCCACCCGAGCGTCTGATCGTATCTTGTCCGTACATGCAACTGGTTCTGCGAACGCCAAATATTCGGATACCCCATATTGTTCTTCAACTGCGTCAAAACAGCCGTTCCCGGCCCGTTCCGCTCCACGGCGATCAACGCATCGTTATACAAGCGTCCAAGTCGCGCCAGATCATCAGCGAACTCGTCAACATCAGCGCGATAACGAATCTCAGCGACCTGAACGCCCGTGTCCAAGCGTAGAACTTCGGCTACGGAGTAGTCTTCGCCACTGCCAGTGCCGCCACGCGCCTCTCGGCGCTCGTACTCGCCGAAACTGACCGAACCAGCCACGTCAGCAAAAATTAGGTACCGCAAGTCCGGTTTTGGATTCTCCCACATTCGCATTCCACCCTTGGAATCCTCGTAGAATTCGACTTTTCCGCCCGGAACAGGCATCCCACGCACAAAACCACGCTTCTTCGCGGGTGTGACGACAAGATTTTCTAGAAAACCAAAGTATTGGCGGCCCGTTGTCTCGCAGAACTCGCCCAAAACGCGAATTTTGTACGCAGCAGAGTCTTCTCCCCACTGCTGCTTCGCGTCTTGCACCCATTCTTGCGTGATAAGCGCCTTTTTTGCCTCCGCACTGACGCGCTCTCCGGTGAAACACGGAGCGTCGAACGCGCTCATATGCACTCCGTACCATCCAGAGTCCTTCTGGAACGCCTTATAGAACGTCCCAGTAGGCCGCGTCGGGTTCCCAATCAACAAGACGCGCGCCTCGTCAGCCGTGAGAAAGCCCTCTGCTGCTTCGTAAATCGCCTCATCCACACCACTGGCCTCGTCTACGACAAGCATCATGCGTGGCGCGTGATGACCCTGAAAACGCTCCGGCTTATCCGTCGAAAGGCCCATCGCGAACCAGTCTGAGCGGACTTCTAGCGAGGATTTGAATATCTTCCCGAACGCATCCTTGCCGCCCGGAATCTTCGAATGCCGCACTGCGATCTCGCGCCACAAGAGTTGCTCCACCTGACTCCATGTAGGCGCGGTCGTGATGACGCGGCACGGCCCTTCGGTCATGAAATCAAGCACCGCAGTCGCCGCAGTTGCCGTCTTGCCAACCCCGTGACACGAGCGAACGGCCACTCGCTTGTGCTTGCGGAGCGCCTTCAGAATCTCGCGCTGTTTCGACCACGCCTCAAAGCCAAACAAGTTCTTGGCCTTCCACACCGGGTCAGCCATCTTTGCGCGCAACTCAAGCGCAGCACGATCCACACCGCTCATTTAATGCCCTGAGAGGGAATCGAACCCCCACGCCTCGCGGCAACGGATTTTGAATCCGTCGTGTCTACCAGTTCCACCATCAGGGCAAGAATCACGCAGCATCATCAGGCTCAACTACTACTTCGCCTTCGATCTGCACCACCGCCTGCGCCTCCTCCAACGGAATCTGCGCCAACTGCATCAACGAAAACGTCTGCGGCCCCACCTCATGCTCAACCTGCTCCTGCTTCGCAAACCCAAACGAACGCTCCAACTGCCACGCAGCAGGCTTCCAATCACCCTCCTCCACCGCCTCATTCATCACACGAAGATTCCGCTTCAAATGCTTCTTCCTCGCCTCATAAAACCTATCAGCAAACTCAATATACATCTTCTTCTCACGAAGTTTCCCACCACGAAGCGCAGTCACAAACGTATGCTCCGACACACCAAGCACACGCGCAATCGCCTTCTCAAACGCACCCAACGCCGCCATCTCAATCGCCTCCTCCATCTGCTCACTCGTCAACTCAGAAGGCTTCACCGAAGGCAAATACGACGACACAAGAAAATCCTCACGCCCCAACCCGAAACGCGCAGCACCCTCCTCCTCATCCTCACGCCTCAACTTCAAATCAGCACGCTTCGTCACAACCAATCCCCCACACGAATACCAGACACAACCTCAAACACCACCCACGCATCATACTCGCACGCCGCATGAACCACAACCTCACCGACACGCCCCGACTCAAACACACACGAAAACACCCAACAAGAAAATTCCATCTCTAATACGACGGAGGAATAACAACCCCCGATGATTGCCCCCTCTCGCTTCTACGAAAATTAGACCCAAAAGGCCTCAAACCACCAGCAGCACTAATCTGCCAACGCGAAGGAGTAAACGACCACCCACCACCAGATTTAACCCAATTACCACCCGGAGTACGCTTTGAAGAATACACCGATTCAGAACTAAACGTTGGATGACTAGGCTTTTTCCACTTATCAGACAAATGCCCCCTACCAGCAATACTTGAAGGATTCTCCAACCACGCGCCACGCAAATCATAATCCTTTACATCACCGCTACGTCCAGCCTTCTTAGCAGCCAACTTAAAAGCCAATTCCTTGTAAGGAGACAAATGAGTGTCATACCTGCCCATAACAAAATTATACTCATCAATCATCAAACACAACTGCTAAACTACCAAACAATCCGACTCACACTCGGAGCCTCGCCCGTCAGAGGGGCATCCGCGCAGCCTGCCCAAAACCCTCCAACCACAAAACAAGCAGGCCGCCAGTCACCGACCAGCCAAGGTGACAACCCACACGCATAGCCAAAGCAAAACACCCCACGGAGGGGGGGAAAGGGGGGGAGGCAAAAACCCGCAGCGCACCACACCCAACACACTGATGAAGCCCATTAACAAAACATACCCACAAAAAAACAAGCCCTCACGCCTATATATGCACGGTCGCGGCGCGGGGGGTTGGGGTGGGGTGGGGTTGGCGGATCGCCCGCCGCGCCTCCCCCTCCCCCCCTCCGCGCGCCGGGGTGATCCCCCCCGCCGCCCGTCCCGCGCGAGACACGATCCCCACACGAGACGGACGGCTTTCCGGGATGGCCTGCGTCAGTCCTCCTGCACTTCGTCGATGATGACATCGGTCACGTCGGCGTCATTCGTCTCGGGGTGATTCCATCCGTAGCCGTCGATGGCGTCGCGGGCCTCATCCTCCGCGGCGTCGGCGGTGGCGGCGGTGATGGTGAGGCTGGTGCTGAGGGTCACCGTGGCGTACACCGTGAACTCGCGCTGCGGGCGGAGGACGTCTTCGTCGCATCCGAGGTCGATGGCGGCGTCGACGAACCGGGCGACGTCCGGGCATCCCTCGGCGGGCCGGAAGGTGCCGGCGTGGATGTCGTTCCACGGCAGCGTGTTGATGAGGTCGCGGAGGTGGTCAAGTGCCTGCCGGGTGAGGGCGCGGGCGTTCTCGGCCTCATCGGCGCGCTGCTTCCACTCGTCGCGCTGCGACTGGTACGTCTCCACGTCGCGCACGAGGGCGCGGCGCTGCTCGTACACGTCATGCGCGCCGGTCATGCGCGCGGCGTCGGCGCCGTAGTCGCGTCCGGCGTCCGGGGTGTTGGGGGTGTTCGGGGTGGTGCTCATGGTGACCTCCTTAGGTCAGTGGCGCGGGGTGCGCCGTCACGGGAAGATTGCCACGCGGGGGAGCGGCTCGCAACTGATCCGCCCGATCCTCCGCGCGGCGTTCGGCGCGCTCCGGGGGCGCGTATTTTGCGGGTGATTCCAGCAGCAGCAGCAGCCGGGGCGTGCGGGCGTAGCGCGCTAACCTGCGGGCGCGCTACGCCCTGCGCCTCACATCTCGGCGGTATCGTCCTCCGCGTGCTGCGCGTGCCACTCGTGCCACGCTTGCCACGCTTCCGCGTCGCGCCGTTGTTCCCGCATCTCCACGATATGCATCATGAGCATCCACGCGCATACGCATATCGTGGCGCTAAACATCCACACTAGGGCATTGAGCATTACGCTGCATCCTCACGCTTAGGGTTCGGGGTAGCGTTCGCCGTGGCGGCCCTGATCCCTGCCGCGTACGTGATGGCGGCGGCTAGTGTGGCGAACGTGCGCGGCTTCACCGTGGCGGCGCGTACCGTGTACGTCCGCTCAGGCGTGGCCATGATTTGCACGCCGCCCGTATCGTGCAGGATCACGGCCACACCTCCGCGTACGCCGACGGCCTGCCACATCCGCACCCGCCGCCGTCAACGTAACACTTCGGATCATCCTCCGGGTGCTGCTCCGTCCACTCCAACTCGCCCCAATGCATCTCATCTAGTACCGGGTAAGCGTCAAGCCTGCGGTACACGTCGGCGGCATACTCCACGACACCGGCGTGATGCATAGAGACGAACGTATGTTCGAACCATCCGACGAACGGATGATGCCAACGCTCCACGGTGTAAGCGTCGCCGTCCGGGTTCAGTTCCGCCAACCGGGCAAGCGCCACGGCCTGATTGGAACGGGTCAGGGCGTCGGCTTCCCGGTGCGACGCAATCGCGCCGAACAGGCCAACGCCTGAGATGCCGACGCCGAGACGCTGCGCGATGCCTGCCGCGTTCACGTACACGCCGCTGTCAGGATGACGACTAGCGTCCAGCATTGCGCGCCACGCCTCCGCGCAGGGGTGCGGGTGCTGCGTGCTCACCGTTCGCCCTCCCCGTCGCAAGCGTCGCAAGGCACATAGCCGTCGGCCTGCTCATCCTCCGCGCCGATGGCGGGAACGTAGCCCGCGCCGCTGCATTCGGCGCACGCTTCCGGCGCTTCGCAGTCATGCCCATACGCCCACCCCTCCGCGTCGGACGGGTTGAGCAGGTCAAACGTGCGGCCACACTCGGCGCAGGTAGGGGAAAGATATCCGCGCCTAAGCATCCCCGTCCTCCCCCTCATCCTCCGCACGCTCCCGGATAGCCGTCTCAATCTCGGCACGCGCCCAAAGGTACACCGCCACGCCGATACGCTCCCCAATCGTCGCGTCGGCGCCCACATAATCGGCCACGTCCTCACCGTATGCGCGAACATCCTGCGCAGCGTTGTAGAGTTCCAACGCCTTACCGTAGTAGATCACATACGCGGAACCGTCGGCGCACTCGTGCGCGAACTCCCCCGGATCACCCTGCGGGTCATGATGGAAGTAGTCCGCGGCGCAATCCTGCGCCCATTCGCACGCCTCCCGGTACAACGCCCAACCCGTAGCGCCGCTCACCGCTTGACCCCCGTGCCACGGCACGCGCCACACTTGCGGATGCTCCCGCTCCCGCCCATACCGCCGGGGCGCAGGTTCAGGGTGACGATTAGCCCCCTGCCGCCGCACTTCGCGCAATCCCTACCGCTCATTAGTTAGACCTCCTTAGGTCAGGCCGCCGGATGCGGCCACGCGCATAAAGTACCTGACCGCGCGCCGGAATGGAAGCGATCCGCCACGATCAACGATCACGCCCAACCAACGCTCACCACCACGCCTCGTCGTGGCTACGCTTCAGCACGATCAGCATCAGCAGCCCAACGCTCATGCGTACACTCGTGAATCAGGTTGAGCCTTTTGCCCCAGCGTGACGAACGGATGACGCTGGCGGAGAACCAAGACCATTCAGGATTATCGTTGGCCAGCATCTTCAGTTTGTGGGGTGTGATGGTATGCCAATCCGTTGGCACTCGTCTGGCTGCGAGGACGTACGCATCAACGGTGGGGATGATGATCGTGGTATTGACGATCATCAGACGCCGCCCATTTCGGAGAGGTGCTCGGCCTCGCGCTGCGCCCAATACGCATCCTCTTCGGCGGCGTCTCGGATGCGCCTCTCTTCTCGTTCGATCTCCAGCCGGACGAGGGCGAGGATCGCGTGCGCGTCAAGGCTGTGCGCGCGCTCGCCTACGCTTACGCAGCGCATCATGGTGCTGCGGTGCGGATCGCCGTGCGGGTACAGGGTATCGATCTTGTCGCGCAGGTCGGCGATGTCGTTTGTCATGTCGTCAATCATTGTCGTTATCCAATCTTCGTGGTAAGCGAATCGCACATCTCTGCCGCCTCTGCCAGATCATGCGCGTACTCGGCAATGAGAAGAAACTTGTCGGGGGAATGAGCATCAAGGACAAGGGCTGCGACCAGATTCCTGCGGCGCAGAAAATACTCCTCCTCCCAATCCTCGTACTCCAACTGATGATTAGTCATTGTCGTCCTCCTCGTAGTCTCGCTCCCAAGCCGCTTCGGCTCGTTCCCAAGCGGCTTCGTCCCTGTCGCGCGCTCGTTCTGCGGCGTAGTGGTCAGCGTCCTCGTCGTACTCGTGCGGATCGCGCATCAGATCATCACCATCACTACGAAGTCGTAACGATCCTTCATCGCTTTTGGCGTCTCGTCTTTCATCGTGGCGCATTCGCGCTCGGCGTCAAGCCCATTCTCATATGGGCCGTAGACTTCCATCACGCTGTCCGATCCACGATTCTCGTTCGTTGTTTTGACGATGACATATTCTCGCTTCACTTCAGCCTCCTCAGGCTCGTTGATTACGATCAGACTAGCGCGGCTTCGCCTTCAGCGCAAGCCGCTCCTTCTTCCGCCGCATCTTCGCAGCACCACGCGCCAGCCTGCGCTCCATCGCAGCGCGCATCTTCGCCTGCCCGATGCTCTTCTTCACCATGCTACTCCCCCCCGTAGCGTCGCAGGTTGTCCACGTAGTAGTCGTGATCCTGCTGCCACGCGCAGAACTCGCAGAACCCGTGCTGCTCCACGCGCTCCAACTCGCTCAAAATCGAACGACACGATACGCACGTACCCTCGTCCCACACTTGGGCGAGATGCGGATGATCGTGAATGACTGCATCCACCACCCTGTCCGCCAACTCCTCGTTGCCCAGCGCGTGCATGATCGAACGCCGTAGCGTCCGAAGGAATGCCGTCTGCGACTGTGTTGCGCTCACGCTCCACCTGCCTTAGTTGAGAGGAACACGATCAGGATGCCACACGCGACAAGCAGAATCAAGGTGTCCACCCCACAAACCTCCTTGTAACGATACGCACAAATCGTAGCGTACGCGCCCTAGTCCCATTCGATTTCTTCAGCACTATCGGGGTTGGGATGGTTTTCTTGTGTTGTTGTGGGGGTGTAGGTTCCGCCGAAGTTTTTGACTTCTTCCCATGTGAGGGTGATTTCTTCGCCGTCTACCATTGCGCCGTTGATGATTTCTTTGCGGCGTGCTTTGGTGTATCCGCGTTTCTTGACGATTTCTTTCCATTCGTTGAGGTTCATTGATTTGTTTTTGGGATCGTTCTTGCATTCTTGTGAGCACCAGATGGTTCCTACTTTGTCTTCTAGCCATGCGGTTACGCTGCCGCTGGATAGTGGCTTGTCGCATCCGGCGCACCATGCGACGCGGTTGGTTGGTGCGGGTTCGTACTTGTTGCGCATGGCGGCCCAGTGTGGGGTGCCGCGTAGTGCGTTGATGTCTGCTGCTACTTTTTCGCGCAGTCTTCCGACGTTGTGTACGTCTTTGCCTTGCGAGCGGTAGCGGTCTATGATTTCGCCGAGGCGATCTTCGATGGCTCTGCTGAGCCAGTGTTCTTCGTACTCAGTCAAAGTGCCAGAGAGTTGTGGCGTAGGCGATGGCGATGGCATCGGCGGCGTCCTGATTAGTTGGGGCGTGCGAGTGGTCTTCGACGGTTTTGTTTACGGCCCATTCCCAGACGGGCTGCTTGCCGCCCTGCTGGATGCCGCAGGCGGAGCGCCACTGTGCGGCGGTCAGTACCTTCTGCTTGGCGTCGGGCCAGAGGTAGTCGCTGATGCTTTCGATCTGGCCGAGTGCCATTGCTGCGCGGATGCTGCCCAACTTGTTGGGGCCGACGAAGACGGCTTCTAGTCCGATGCGGTCGAAGTTGTCGTGCTCGTTGAAGGCGTCTTCTAGTGCGGATGCGCGCATTCCGGGCGTGATCCATTCGCTGCTTGGGAACAGGATGACGCCATGATCGGTGAGGGTCTGGTCTGTGTAGACGGCCCATCCGATTCGGAGTGGGCTTACGTCTAGGCCGAGCGTCCTACTCATCGTTGTCCTTCTCGTTCTCGCTGCTTGCGTCGGGAACAGTAACAGTCTCAGCGTACTTGTCAATGAAGGCTGCGCCGTAGATGATGCAGTCAAGGATTTCTTCGCTGATGTTCAGCACGAAGTCTTCGGGCTTCCACTCGTCCCATGTGGTGCCGTCCTTGGTGTGCGTCTCCTTGCCCTTCTCGTAGCGAGCGTGGAGGTCTTCGATGAGGTTGTTGCGGTACTGATCGTTCGTGTTGTAGGTCTGATCCATCAGCACTACCAGCGTGGCGATGTCGTTGATTGCCATGCCGATGTTGCTCTTGATGGTTTCCCATTCGGTGCTGCTCACTTCTGCTCCTTCTTCGCCTTGGCGATGTTCTTCTTGCTGATCTTCGTGTCGCACCAGAGGCACAGTTCGCGATCATTCAAGATGGTGTAGTCCTGACAGGTGTCGCACCAGACTTTCACTGGCTTACCTTTACGATTGCGCCATCGTTCTTTGCGCTGTGATGCATTGCTGAGAGGATGCGAGTGACCCATTCGTGCCTGTCCCACACGGCTCCAATGGTCAAATCAAACATATCAACCTCTCGCCCGAAGCGCCTGAGGGCGAGCGTGATCGGGTCGGGATGATTGGCGAAGAACACGCTGATCACGTTGCCTTGTGTTTCGGTTGAGATCGCTCGCTTGTTCTGATCCCAAGTGATGAGGAAACGAGGGTTCGTGATGACTCGCTTATCCGGGTGAACATCGAACCGGATCGTCTTCATCGGCGTGACCGAATCGTATGCGGCGATCAGGTACGCGATGTCCTGCTCGTCGCTGATCAGGCGAGCGGTAGCGCTGAGTCCGTCACTGGTACACGACACGCTAGTGACTGGATCAATGCCAATGCTGGAGACAACGTGCTGATGATACGCGGCTACGTCGTGCGGCAGCAAGTCCCACACTGGGCCTTCGGGCTTCGGCTTTCCGACGACAAGACGATTGCTGCTCATCTTGTGCGGATTCCCAATCCAATAGAACTGCTTATCCAAGTACGCATTCTCGGGAGCGGCAAGCATCGTGTAGTCAATCATGTACGTCAGTTCGTCTTTCCGACTGAGCGCGTGGATCATCGTCAAGTCCTTCTCGCTCATCACTCCCGGCTTCATGCAGAGAACATGCTTCTTCCTCATCAACGCATTGAGCGTGATGTCGGTATGAAGATGCGGCGGGGTGCAGATGATGACTGCATCGTGCTCTACGTTATCGGCTAGGTCGTCGTACTTCTCAGCGATGGTTGTGCCGGAGAGAGTGGCGAGGCGCTGATAGTCAGGGTCGCATACGCCGACGAGTTTGTACGTCGTGTCATGCTGGATGCGCTCTCGGTAGAGGCTGCCGAAGTAGCCGTGTCCAACGAGGATGGTTCTCATCGCCACGATCCATCCGCGTTGAAGCCGTGGAAGCCGATGATGTGCGAGCAATCCCATAGGGTTGCTGCTCCGCCCTGTCCGAGCAGGCGAGCATAGTGCTTATAGCCGCGCCATGCTGCCCACACCTGCTCTCTTGGCGTGGCGCTGCTCATCAGTCTTGGCTGGCCCTTGCGCTTGAACGTAGTCCAGAGAAGGCGCGTATAACCCAGTCCTCCGGGGAACGTGTAGTTCCTCGTCTGGTGCCAAGCGATCCCTTGGAACGTTGTCCACTTAGCGTCGCGCGTGGCGGATGGCTGCTCGCAGCGTCCGATCCGATAGATGGTACGCACGAAGTAGCGAGGAGGCCAGTCCGTCGCCGCTACGCTGCGCTCTCTGGTGGGGTGCTCGCTCGCGCGGGTCAATGATGCGAGTGCCATCATGGAACACACGATGAGGAGCAGGATGAATAGGATGCGAGGGATCATCAGAACGGGATGTCCGAGTCATCCACCGTGGCCTTAGCGGCGGGAGCATGGGAATCATCGGTGTCCTTTCCGAGCATCACGAGTTCGCCACCAGTGAGCGAATGCGTCGTGCGCTTCTGTCCTTCGACCTCGTACTCTCGCCACTCCAATCGCGCGTTCATGATCGCGATGTGGCTTCCCTTCTTCAGATACTTCGCGGCGATCTCGCCAGCCTTGCCGAACAGAGTGGCGTCAATGTATCCCGGCTCGTCCTTCCTATCGTTCCATGCGAGACGAAGACGAGTGAACATCGTGTCGCTCTTCGCGCTTGCCTTCTGCTCTGGGTCGCGCGTCAGGCGACCGATGATGGTGACGCTGCTCTTGCTGCTCACTTTGAGCCTCCGATCTGGATGGGGACAATGGTCTGAGACTTGCTGCCATACGGGCAGCGGTTGTAGTAATCGCAATACTTCTGCGAGCAAACCCAAGCATCCCTGTCCAAACCAGTGGCGGGGAAGTTCCCGGTCTGGCACCAACGCTCAAGTTCGCTCATCCAATACGCGAGGCGCTGCATTGTCGGCGCGGGGTCGGGAAGGGATACGTGCGTCGCTCCAACTTCGACCTTGCCACCGAGGCGAGCGTGCCTCCAACCAACTGCTCCTACCGTTTCGGTCGGGTGCTGATTGTGCCAGAGGATCGCGTAGATTGAAAGTTGCGCGTCGCGCGCAGCATCCTCTGTCTTCCACTTCTTCTTCGCTGAAAGACTTGTCTTGACATCAGTGATGGCGTACACGCCGGGACTGATCTTCTCAACAAGGTCAACGTAGCCGATCAACTTGGCGTCCGTCTCTTCGAACGATGCTTCGACGAAGACCTGCGTGTCGTCCACGATCATGTCTTGCGTTGTCCTCTCGTAGATACCGAGGGCGTTCAGTCCTCGCTCTACGATGTTGTCGGGCGCATCGCTCAGGTCGTAGTCAATCGGCTCGCCATCACGATGCTTCTCAGGCGGGTTCTCCCATGTAGAGACGAACGTCTCAGTCGGATCACCAGCGTCAACGACTCCGCGTCGCGCGTCGTGCAGGCTACGTGTTGCCTGATCGAACGCGATGCCAGCAAGAAGGCTGGCGCTGGTCACGCCACGAAGTCCTTCGATGTAGCGGTAGTAGAACTTCATGCCGCACCCAGCCCTGCCGAATGCGGTGTTGAACTTCGACGCGCTGACCTCTCCGTTCGGAATACTCGTCACGACTCCAACTCCTTCATCACAATGTCCAACTCGTTACAACGAGGCCCGAGCGTCTCAGCGAGCGACTCGTAGACCTGCTCCTGCGTAAGCCTACCATCGGGAAGGTAGCCGTGCAACTTCAAGAGTTTGCCGTACTCCGTCTTCTTCTCCTTCGACAGAGAGGCGAAGAACGTCTTGGCAGCGTTGATCCAATCAGGCGTCGGATCAATCAGTTCGCCATCAACCGTCTCTTCGGCGGCGTCCATCATGCTGATCGCGTCAGCAACCATCGTGTCCGCCTTCTCCTCGTCCGTCTGATCGGCGGCCTTCAGAGTGAGAGACGGGGCGGGGAGAGTAGCGCCTGAGGAGGCCACCACCACGGGAGCAGCACCACTCTCCCCGCCACCAGTGATACCGGACTCGTCGCCCAACTCGTCCGGTGTGTAGATGCTACCACCGATCACCTCCGGCATGAACGCATTCACGCCTTCGGTGACTGCTCTGGCGGTACGCATCTGGCGCGGGTACTTCTGCCACGTCTGCCGACCGGCGAGGCCCATGCGCTTCGCGTCCTCGGTGTCGCACTTGCTCGTACCGATGACTTCGCCGTTGATCGTCCACTCAATCTCAACGCACTCCTCGTCGCGCTTGAGATAACGGAACGAGTAGCGGTCGTCTCCGTGCGGCCCGGTGTATGCGCGCACCATCCCGAGGATTGCCTGATACGAAAGCGTCGGCTTGCCTTCAACGATGTGAACATCGCTGATGCCGCGCAGTCCGAGTCCGAGTTCGCGCGCGATGCGGAGTTTCACGACTCCGGCTGCGGCGTCGCGAATGTCCTTGTAGAAGCCGGACTGTGCGAGCGCGTTTGCGAGTCGGATGTCCGAATCAATGTCGTCGTGCTTGACCAGTTCCTTCATCATGGCCTCCTAGCCAATCGGTTGATGCGACTCTAACCGTTCTTGTCGCGCTCGTCAAGTCGCTTCTCTTCGCCCTCACGATACACGACGTACGTTTCCCATGCGCGAGCAAGGATGCGCTCCGCCGTGAACGGCTCGTTCGCGTGGAGCGCATCCATAGCCCACTGCACATCGCGAGCGATGCTCGCTAGGACTTCAGCGTGGCGACCAGTCATTAGCGCCCTTCAGGTACGCAGCCGCGAACGCGATGATCACGGTGATGGCGCTCGCCACATCCGCAGGAATCACGATCCCGAACTGTCCGAGGATGAATACACACACCAGCGTGATTGCGCCCGCAACTCCGGCAGCGGCGGTCTTCGGATTCAGGTTCATTCTTATTCACCTCCTCTCGCTAGAGAATGACACGATACTTGATCGCGCTCTTCTGGGTTCGCTTCGTGTCCGTCTTGTGCTGACCGAGCGTCATCTCAATCAGCGGCGGCCCCATTGTCGCCTCAGTCTTCCTGCGAAAACCGCGCGTCGCTTCCCACGTATCATGGCTCTCTTCGCTCTGCGTCGTATCAACTCGGCCCAACTTGTACGAGCCGGTGTGCGCGCAGACTCGCTCCCATTCGCGTACCTTCGTAGGGCTGATGCGGAGACTGGGGAAGATATGAGCAACTCTGTCGTGCGAGTGTCCGCGAAGGATGATGTCAGCATCAGACTCGCCAAGCATCTTCTCCAACTGGTTGATCTTCGCGCCGCTGGTGCGTCCGCCCTGCCATCCGTGCTGCACATCGAACACGCTTACGATGTCAGCACCAACAGCACTGCTGCCTTTCCGGTGCCACTCAACACGAACAAAGCCGCCATAGCCGAGGTATTCGACGCCGAGTTGGCCAGCGATTTCGCTTCCGATTTCGCGGTCGAACTTGCTGCGGATCGTGCGCTCATGATTGCCGCTGAGCCATGCCCAGATTTTCTTACGGACGGGCTGGAAGATTTCTAGGGCGTGAGCGATTGTCTCCGAAGGGATGCCGCCTTCGGCGTGCATCGCGTCAACGTAACGTTCGGGCCACATGCCAGCGTGGAAACGCTTGTCGCGCCAGTCAATCAGATCGCCTACGTCGCCCATGAAGATGATGCGAGCGTTCGGATCGTTCTTGATTTCTTCGACATGCTGAAGGAGCAACTCCTCGTCAGCGTCAACTGCGCCGAGGTGCGTATCTCCAATGGCCCAGACACGATACGTGTCTCCAGACTTGAACTCTTCCTTGATTCGTGCGACGCGCATACTAGCCTCCTACTGGTTGAGCGATTCGGGTGAGGTTATCGGAGGACTCGGACGAAGCCGATTACGTCTCCGACGTTACGCATCTTCGCGGCGACAACACCATCATCCACGTTCCCTTCGATGGTGTTGAAGTTGCCGTTCTGATCCACGGGGCCGGTGCAAAGGCCGACATGATCAGCGGTGCCATCATCATTCCAATCGAAGAGGACGACATCGCCCTTCTTGACCTGCGCGCGGCTGATGATGGTGACGTTCGGATTGTCAGGAGAGCGAGCGTCGGCAAGAAGGAACGGGCAGTACGCCCATCGCTGCGCCTTCTCCCACGCCTTGCTGCCAGCCTTCACCCACACGAACGTCTGGAACATCGCGCACCACGGGCCGATGATGCCGTACCACTCGGAAAACATCACCCGGTTAGAACCCGGCGGCTGCTCGCTCACGCCAATATACTGGCGCGCAATATCCACCGCCGTCTCGCCAAGCGTCTTCTTCTTCGCGCGCTGAGCGGCGCGATACCGCATCGCCGGAGTCGGCTTGCGGAATCCGGCGAGGAACTCTTCAAGGTACTTGCCGTACGTCGGCTTGACGTTCTTCTCCTTGTAGCCGAGAATCCACTTCGCTTCGCTGCACGCGCGAGCGGTGACTTCTCCGAACACGCCATCAAGCGCGCCGACGAAGTAGCCTCGGTTCTTCAGGATGCGCTGCGCGCGAAGGACATCTTCGCCACGCATCGGCGGCGACGTAAGAATCAGAATACGACTCACGACTAGTCTCCTAGTGGGGGCGTTAGCACTCGTAGGATACCACGCGCGCGCTAAGAGTCCTACTTAGATCGCGGACTGCACGAACCAGACAACAGCAGTCAAGATTCCGCCGCTGATCACCGTCATCGCGATCATCTCCTGCTTGCGCTTCACGCGCTCCTCGCCAGCCCACTTCGCATTCTCCATCTCCAACTTCGTCACGCGACCATTTGTCGCTCTGACTTCATCGTGGATCATTGCGAGTGTCGCTTCGATCTGGTCAAGCCGATAGAGGATCACATTGATGTCGTCGCCACTCACCCGAACCTCCGAACACCAACAACATTCGACGCATTCAAATCACTGATCTTCACCACGTCACCAGTCTGCGGAGCCTGAATGAACTTGCCATTCCCAATGAACATCCCCACATGTCCCGGCCCCTGCCCACCCATATGGAAGAACACCAAGTCTCCGGGCCGCATCGCTCGCAACGGCACAGGCGTACCAGCACGAAACTGGTCGTACGTCACTCGCGGAATATCAACACCATACTTGCGGAACACGTACTGCATCAGGCCCGAACAATCAAACCCCGTGTTCGGATCCTCACCGCCCCACACATAAGGGATGCCACGAAACTGGAGTGCCGCCCTGACGACCGCGCGACCAATCTTGCTTGTCGGAGGAATCGGAATGTTCGCCTGCGAACCAGCATTGAACGCTGCGCTCGTCGCGCCAACCTGACCAGTCGGCGCACTCAACTCGGGAAGATCAATAACCGCCGGAACATCAATGCCCGGAATCTTCACCTTCGCCTGCTTCTGAAGCAGATTCAGATTATCGCGAAGAACCTGATCCTCTTCGATTGACAGATTCAGCGGAGGCATGATACGGTGGGGGGGGTTTGGGGGGGGTGACAAGCCACTAGGCTCTAGTCCTATAGGGCTTGATGATGAAGTTTACAAAAAACATCAACAAGCCTAAAAGAAGAACAACCATAAAACAGAACTAGTACCTCTAAATGGTTGCTCACTAGCCCGCAGGATTCTTCAACGCAGGCTGAATCGGAGTCTCAAGAGGAGTCGCAAACGACTCGCTCCAAATAGACTGAATAGTCTTCGCAATATTCCGCTCATGAGCCAAAGCATCACGCTCTTGATACGCGAACTCGTCACGCAACTGCTTCGAATAAATAGGCCCAATGCCCGGAGTCTGCTGCCTATCACCCAACTGCATACCAGTCGCAGCCTTAAACGCGAACAACAACGGATTGAAACTCCACGGATCATTCAACACCGACAACAAGTCCACCCGCTGCGTCTTCAAATGCGGCCCTTGCTTCGCCTTCTCAACACGATTAAACACACTCGCAGTATCAGGACGAGCAGCCATACTCATAACCGTCGGAGCAAGAGGCATCTGCTCCTGAAGGCGAGAAACAACAAACCAGAAAATCTGCTCACGATCAGCAGCAGAAACATCATTCCCAAACTCGTCCTTCGCAGCAGCAACAAACGTTTTACTATCAGGAGCAAGGGCAGGCCCGACACCCAAAAACGCGGTAACAGCACTCAACGTATACGCCGCACTCATAATCTGCGGATTCAACGTAGACTGGAACTGGGAAAGCGCCGGAGTGAACTTACCCGTACGATCCGCAAACCCCGCAGCAAACGCCTGCGGCCACCAACTATCACTAGACACAACATTCGTAACCCACTGAGGAGCGCCACTAACACTCACCAACTCCTCACTAACAGGAATATACCCAGTACCCCAAGGCACCATAACGCCATGAGCATTCTGATACTCCTGACCCAACCGGCCAAGAGTCTGCAAAAACACCTCGCGACCCGGATACTTCAACGGCATCGTAATAAACGTCAACTTCAAAATATGCGTATACCACTGCTGAAACGGAATCGCAATACGCATCATCGAAGCAACCTTGCCACCACGATGAAGATCACCAAGAAAATCAAACGACTGTCGCAACCACTGAGAATGAAGCGACTGCCACTGAGGATCACCAGTAGCCATCGCATAAATCATCTCGTGCGCACCATCAGTCAACCGGCGCATATTCGTAAACAACACGCGAGCCTCACCACTCGCAACAGCATCAGCACGAATAGCAGCAGGAACAGCACGCGAATACCAAACAGCAAGACGCGCAAAGTCCTCAGAACCAGCATTCAACTTACGCATCAAATTCATCCACCAGCCAAGATACCCAGCCGCAATCTCAAAATGCGTAGGATTACCAAAGTTCTCCATACTCCTACGCCTACCACTGAGATTCACATCAGTCGTCAACTGCGCCTCCCACCGCTGACGCAACTCGGGAGGAATCGGCGTCTTCCTACCAAACTTGTCAAGACGACCAGTAATAGCATTGAACGCATACCACAACGAGCGAATACCAGCACCACCCTCAAGAGCAAGGATCGCACTACCAGCAATATTGTTAAACGCAGTACGCGGAAGAATGTTCAACGTAAACGAGCGCCACACACGCATCGCCCGATCCAATCCACCCATAAAAGTTCCCGGCTTAAGCCTAAAAGCCTCATCAGCAATCGTCTTCTGAAGCCCATCATAAATACCACGAGGCATCAAGTAATACGTACCCGGACTACTCATATCAATCGTACGAGAATTCAACTCGCTCCACATAGCGTACTGAGCACTATCAGGATCCATATCCTCAAGAACACCAACACTTGCACGATCACTAGGAACCTTCGCCGAAGGATTATCAGGATTCAACACCTTGAAATCCTGCAACTGGAACTCAATACCCTTCTTATCAAGAACCTGCTTTGCCGCCTCCTGCATAGACTGAGACTCGCCCATAAGCGGATTAGCCTCACGCAACGCAGCAGAAACACGACTAATCTCATCAACATCACTAGCATCAAACGTCACACGAAGAGACGTAGCCTCAATAAACTGGCGAGTCTTATTACGCCAACCCTCAGCAACAATCAACTCCGAAGTATCAAACATCAAGTTCTTCCACATATCAGTGGTCGCCTCCTGACCACTTTTAAACAATGCGCCCTGACTCGCCAACAAACGCTTGCTATTAAACCCACCACTCGTAACAGAAGTGTCAAGACGACGTGGCCCCTCGTAATACCCAAGCGGCCCCTCAGTCTTAATATTTGCACGCTGCATCAAGTGAAGAACAGCGCCCTGATCAGCAGCCTCAACACGAGCAATATACGCATCAAGCGACTCGTTACGCGCCTGCTCAATCGTATACCACTCAAAATCAGACTTCTTACGAATACGAACACCAGCAATACCACGACTAGCATCAATGCTCGCAGCGAACTGCTCAGTATCAATCACTGGACGATTCTGCTCAAGAATCCTCTTAGCCTCGCGAACACTAGAAGCAATCGTCTTCTGCGTTCCCGCTAGACCAGCACGCGCCTCAGCAAGCCTATTGTTGACATCCTCAACAGCACGCAACCGATCACGAACATCCTCAAATACACCAACCCGACGACGCGCATTCTCAATCGTCTTAATACGCAAAGACTGAGAACCCCAAGTATTTACACCACGCTTCTCATCAAGAAGACGCCAAAAACTTTCAGGATTAGTTTCATACAAATACTTACCAACATCAACAAACCCAGTACCACGATTTGCTTCCTTCAACCTACCAACAATTTCAGGATCATCCTTTTTGGCATAACGACCAGCCTCCAAGAAATCCGCATTCTTCGGAGTACGCTCAACACCAATTCCATCCTTAGCAGCCTGATCTTCCAACCTCTTCAACTCCGCTTTAGCCAACGCTAGATCACGCTCAGCCTGCGCAATATGAGCCTGATTCACAACCTTACGTTCACGCCCCGGAGAAACCTCCGCAAGCAAACGCTCCTTCTCCGCTTCCAAAACAGCAATATCAACACCCTGACTAGACGCAGCCTCACGCGCAGTAGCAACAGTCTCATACGCAGAACGAGCAGCCTCAGGCAACGCTGCCAACTCGGCGTCACTCAACTGCCCCTCACTCAAACGCGCAACCATCGCATCAAACTCGGCAACACGATCACTCGTACCACGCCGACCAAGAACCAACCGCGCACGATCAGCACGATACGAAGCAGCCAACTCCTCATCACCATACTTCAACGCCAACCGCTCAGCATCACGCAACCGCGCAATCAAATCACGACGAACCTGCGCAAAACGAGCACGAGACTTCGGCTTACTCTTCTTACCCCAACCACCCTCAGACGCATACTTGCGAATATCACCAGCCAAACGCGCAACCTCATTCTGCGCCTTAATAAGATCAACCCTACCCTTATTCCTCTCCTCGTACAACAAACGCGCAGCCTGCTCAAACGACGGATCAATCGCACGCAAACGAATGTAATTCTCACGCTTAACCTCCTCAACCGTCTTACCAAGAGCCTGAGCAACAAGACGATCATTCTCAAGACCAAACGGCTTAGCAACCTCACGCAAACTCGCAACAGCAGCATCATGCTCAACACGATTCTTACCAAGCAACGTATCATCAATCATCCGATAAATACGAGCCTGCGCCCGCAACTTCGCAACCTCACCAATACCCACACGACTACCCGGACGCTCACGCGCAAACTCCGCCTCAACCTCAGCAGCAAGAGCATCAAACTGCTCAGCAATCCAACGAGGAGTCACATAAACACGCTGCCCCGGAATAGCCTCAACAAACTTAGGATAAATCAATTCAAACGCCGCACGCTGCTCTTCCAACCACGTAGGCACACGCTTGCCAAGAACTTTACTCAACTCATTATCAAGTATTTGACGGATCTCAGTGCTCTCACCCTGAGCAACATTTGAAGTGTAACGAGCAAACAACGACCCTTGCTTCCTACCCAAACGCAACCGATACTCTCCACCAATAGGAGCAACAATCGCATTAAACAACCTGTCACTAAGACTCCACGAACCATCAGCAGGCCCAACTCTCGGAACCACACTAGCCAAAGCCTTCTTCAATTCAAGAGAAATAGGGCTAAGAATGCTTGCCCCAGTCGTACCAACAAGAATTTCTCCCGGCCTATCAATTGGAAGAACCTCGTACGGCAAACCAGTCGTCTTATCAATACGATTAGCAGCCCTAGCAGCAGCGACACGCTCAGGATACGTCCGCTGCTCCTCAAGGAACGCGCGACGCTGAGCCTGACCAACACCAGCAGGAGCAGGCTCCTCAATAGGAATCCTCACGTACTCGCGAACACTCGGGCCAGTAGCAACATAAGTACGACCACGCTGAGCAAACTCAACACTACTCTTACCAAAAGCACGAACACGCTCAGCCGCAGCCTTAGGAAGAACCTTCGCTGCACCACTAGCAGCAGCATCAATAAGTCCAGCGCGAACAGCCGCACCAGCAACAACACCAGCACCCTTAGCCATCGCACTAACAATCGCCACAAACGTCATCGGATCATCACGCGCAATCTCAAGCATCGTCGCGTCAAGACCCTGCTTCTGATACGTATCCTTCCACTTGGCATACGGCGCAATCGCAGACTCAAACAACAACTTCAACTGCTCAGGATCACGAGTCTTCGCCGACGCGCCAGCCGCATTCAAAACAGCAACAACACCAGCAGGAACACTGCCCAACTCTCCAATATTACGAGCAGTGCTACGAATAAGAAGCGACAAACCATCACTCTTGGAATAAGCGCGGAACAACCACTCGCCCGGAGTCAACTTATTCCAATCAGAAATATCCCAACCATTATCACGAGCACGACTCTGAAGCGTCAGAATCTCCTCCTTGCTAAACGGAGACGCATTCTGCTGCTTGACGACAGAATCAATCACAAACGCTGGCTGACCAGCAACAGCCATCTCGGTACCAGCCAGAAGACCAGCATTGGTCGTCTTAATAGGAGTCGTGTTATCCGACGTAGCCATAGGAACAAACTGCGCAGGATTCTGCGCCATGCTCTCAAACTGCGTATTCACATCACCAAGAGTCCTCGGCTCGGCAACACTCGGCGTATACAACTCGCCACCAGCAGTGCTCTGAATCCTCAACCCGGCAGGACTAAGAGTCGGAATGCTTACAGGAATATTTGAAACAACCTTAGCCGCACCACTAGCCAAACCAGCAGCACCAATAGCACCAGCACCAAGAGCATTAACCGTAGACTCGCCAACAGTCTTCTGCTCGCCCGCAAACTCAACAGGCTTCTGCCCAACTACCTCAACCTTGCGAGTATCAAACCTATCAGGAATCGTAGGAAGATTCCAAACAGCCCTACCAACACCACCAAAAATCCTACTAGCATTCTCTCCAGCACTCGTCTTCTCGCCAGTAAACTCAACAGGCTTCTGACCAACAACCTCAAGACGCTGCTTAGCGAACTTATCCTCAACAGGAGAACTACGAATAAAATCAATAAGATTCGCAGCACCCTTAAGCGCCTCAACACCACTCTGTCTTTCAAATGCTCGCTGGCCAAGGCTAAGAATATTCTCCTTAGACAACGCCGCATCAAGCGCATCAGCAGCACTCGCATACTCGCGACCACCAAGACGAGCACGACCAGCAACAGCAGCCCCACGACTACTCACAACGGGCAACACGCCAGCATTACGCAACTCCGTAACAGGATCAAACGACTCGCCAACATCACGACCCGTACGAGCCTTAATCAACTCGCGAATAGCAGCGTGCTCAGCAGCACCCGCCTCCGTATCAGCAGCAGGAGGCATATACCCATGCGGCAAACCAAGACCGCCAAAACGATCAACAGGCCGCTTTGCCCTACCCTTCGGCTTTACCTTTGCCGCAGGCTTCTTACCAGCAGAAGGCTGCTGATCAGCATAGATAAGACTACTGAGACGATAGTTCTTAGCCACCCAAGTATTCTAGCCGCTAACCAGACAGGCTAGTAAGACCGAGTGCATCAGCATTAGCATTCACCCAACGAGCCGCCGCATTGCGCTTCATACCAGCAGACACAAGAATCGCAACCATACGCCTAAACGCCTGAGGGCGACTCATCGCGCGACCCATAACATCAGTACGCTCAGTAAACGAAAAACCATTCGGCTTATCACGACCAGCAGCAAGAGCAGCAGGACTAATACCAGCCTTAATCTCAGCATCCTTCGCGCTCGTAGCCTTCACATCAAACGGAATCCACTTAGAACCATCCCACCACTGGCCCTTATACCGAGCCAAACCACTCGGCAACCCCTTATTCACCGTATACCGCTCAGGATACGTCAACAACCTAGTCTGAACAGTCTTAATCGTCTTCGGAGGAGCAACACCCGCAGCCTGATCCTTCGCAATCTTCCGCTGCAAATCAGCCCAACGAATCTGATTCGACTCCGAACTAAGAGCCAACCGACCCTGATTGTAATCAGACTGAACACCAAGACGCGCAGCATTCTGATCAGCAGTCACCTGAGCAACAGCACGATTATACTCGTCCTGCTTCAACTGCTCCAAATACTTCGCCGTATTCGCACTAATCGCATTAGCACGATCAGTAAGAGACTTACGAAGATTCGCAAACGACTCGCCAATAAGACGCTGACCAGCAAGACCAGCAGCCGGAGCAATACCACTCGTAGACCCAAGCACATTCGCAAACTGCGAAGCAACAATCGGCGTAGCCCCAGCAACACCAGCAAGAGGAGCACCACCAGCACCAGCAGCCGCAGCAAACGAACGACCAGCAGCCTGCGCACCACCAGCCAACTGTCCATACAAACCACCAAGACCAGTAAGACCAGCAGCGATCTGATTCTGAATATCCTGAAGATTACTCGTCAGCGCGCTAGTCGCACCAGTAATACCAGCCTGCTCAGCAGCATACTGATCCTGAATAGACTTCTTTGACGCGACACTCATCCCAGCAAGACGAGCAGCCTCCGCGCGAATCTGAGCAGGAGTCTTGAACGGAGCGGTAAAAGGATTGTAAGGAGCGGGGCCAGTCCTCTTACCCTTCCCCTTCCCCTTGCCCTTGCCCTTCCCCTTGCCGGACGATCCAGTGGAAGACGATCCGCCCCCGCCCCCATTACCACCACCACCGCCAGAACCAGAACTACCAGCACCAGAATAATTTGCATTAATATACTGGTAATCCTTAGGGTTCACAACAGGAGCACCCGGATTAGTAACGGGATTAACGTCAAACTGCGGCATACGACTAGTCTACCAGCCTAACCATTACCAACAGGCTTCTTATTCTTCTTAATCCAATTATCAATCCACCGCTTCTGATTCTTCGACAAATCAAACCGATTACCCATACGAGTAAACAAAAACACCTTCTGCGCAACAGTCAAACTCGGATTACCCGCAACACGCGCAAACAACTTAGAAAACTCGCCACCACTACCACCAGACAACTTCCGCTTCGAAGGAGTCGCAGTCGTCTTCGTAGTCCTAGTCTCAACAGGCATAGCCTCAGGATTCTTAATCAAATCCGAATACACCTGACCAAGCACATTCTGACGCTGAGCACCAATCCCAGCCAAATCAATACCCGTCTGCTGCGCAATCGCACCCAACTGCGACTGAAGCGCCTGCGACTCACCCATAGACTCGCTCGCACGCTGACCACTCAACCGCGAACCACTACGCGCAGCAATATCACCAATCGAACGCTGCTTACGCTCACTCTGCGCAATAGCACCACCAACACTACCCTCAAGATACCCCGGCTGACCAGCCTCAATAGGCCGCACATCCAACTGCAAATCACCAGCAGAATACGACCTACCAGCAGCATCCTTATACTGGAAATGCCCCTTATCATCAAGAACCGGAATACCATTCGCATCAACAACCTGCGAAATATCAGACGCCCCAGTAGACGCGCTCTTATACAACGCGCGACCACCATTATCACGATTCACGTAATACCCAGCCTTAGCAGCAGTCGCATTCTCACTACTAGCAATCTGCGGCATACTCTGAACATAACGCGGATCAGCACGGAACTGCTGATTCCACCAAGTAGCATTCGGCTTATACTCAGTCGTCGTCTTCGTAGAAGTCACAGGCTTCGGAACAACAGGAGACACCATCTTCACAAGCGCCTTCGGAACCTTGATCTTCTGAACAGAAGCAGAAGTAACAGTCGTACCCGGAGTGATCTGAGGAGCAGCCATCAGCCACCCATCGCCTTCACACGCTGACTAAACCCCATCAGAGGACTCTGCTTCATCCCACTACCAGCATCAGCAGGATTCGTCACAGCCCCCATAACCGCAGCAGGAGACTGATCAAGAAGACCCATCGTCTTCTTATCACTCATCTTCTTCAACGTATCAAGAAGAATCTTGCGCGGATCAGTAGCCGGGTTAGAAGCAGGAGCAGTCGGCCTGTAGTTGATGCGCTGCGGCGCGTAAAGGGTGGACGTAGCCATTGTCGAAAGTATACCTATAGGCTCTTACGTCTTGATGATGTAATTCAAAATGATGGCTGGAGAAATACTAACGTTATTAGATGCGCCAGAAGTTGTCCCATATACCGGAGTGTAGTGATTAAAAGTATACGTTCCAGCCTGCAACGTGCCAGAAACGGTATACGCATTTGTGGTTGACGGAGCAGAAGAAGGACGAGTAGACGCAATATATCCAATCCAAGAAGTATTGCTATTCACAGCACCAATAGCAGCCTTCAATGTGCCATTGCCATCATGAGTATGCGACATAACTTCATTGCCACCAGCAGAATTCAACGTCGTTCCATCAATTCCAGAACCAGCGGTCGTAATACGATTCTGCGGAGTTGTGCCATTCATATCATCCTTACCAAATGGAGCGCGACCCCGCATATCGGGAAGAGAAAAATTCGCACCAGCACCACCATAGGTGTACCCGATAACTCCATAAAGATTCGGATAATCGGCTACAAGTTTTGAAGAGCCATCACAAAGAAGCCAACCAGTCGGAGCACTAGACCCAGCAAACGGAGTCAACGAACCAGTCGGACTCGCATTCGCCGGAGTCACCCACGCCGACCCATCCCAAAACCGCACCTGCTTCGTATCAGTCTCATACACCATCTGACCAATAACAGGATCATTCGGCTTACGACTAGACAAACACGACACCGCGCCAATCGTCAACTGCTTCATAACCGCAGGCACATTCGCATTCAACACCGCCTGCGCGAGCGGCCCCGTATCACCAAGCCCAAACCTGACCTGCTCCACCTGAGCATGAGTCAACGGATCCTGACGATCAAGCGGAATGATACGAGCATCAGGAGGCTTCGGCATCGCCGGAACAACCGGCATCTGCTCCCCCGAAGACACGCTCTCAGCCACTACACAACACGCCCCGGACGCAACGCATTAAACCCATTCGTAACCTCAAACACAGAAAACGAAAGAGGATAATCACTCGTCGTGATCGTATACGTCACAGCCTGACTAAGTGCCTGAGAATCAAATCTCGCAACATCAGAATGAGAAGTCTTCGACGTAGCAGCCTTAGAACCAAGCGCCACACTATCACCATCAGCAGCAAGACCCTTAGAAGCCGTAACAGAAAACGACCCGACACCAATACCCGGATAAAGCAACGGGTACGTAGGACTCAAAGACGCAACAGGATACGTCGTACTAGACGGGTAAACAATCGTCCCACCAAACAAACTATACGTAAACAACGAGTGACGATACCGACGCTTCTGCGCCGGATCACCCTCAGCATACGCCTTCGTCACAATCGTCGAATTAATCTTCGTTCCATCAACATCGTACGGAACATTGCTAGGAATGATCATCTGATCAAGCCTAATGACGCGATCAATACTGCTCGTAGCCGAAGTCGCCCCACGCTTCAATGCGTACACACGATTCGCCGTCGTATCAGGATCAGTCGCACTTGCACAAATCTCAACCTCACCCTGCTTCACTCGCGTCCAACCAAACTGGGAACGCAAATCACACAAGAACCCGCCACTCGCAAGACTGACGTAATAATGCGAATCATTGATATTCGCCGAACCGTAAACGCCAGACGACGCAACACCAGAACCAAACCCATCAGGCCCATCAAAAAGACTCTTATCAAACGTAAAGACCTGCGGCCCCGCAACAAGATCGCCCCACATATTCGCAATCTTCTTCGTCATCGTATTCACAAGCGTCGCACCATCAGTCAAATACACACCATCATTGGCGGCAAAGAACACGCCAGCACTTGTGCGCTGCACACTCGCCGCGCTGATGCAACCAACCTGCTGAGAGAAAGCACGAATGTTCGCCGTGATACCACCACGACTAAGAGACGCATTCGCAACGCCACCACTCTGCGTCAACAAGTAACCACTCAGCATCACACAATTTTTCGTACCAAGAACCATCATGTTGCCAGAACCAACAGGAACAAGCGCAACAACCTGACCAATGTCCTCAATGTCAATGTAATTCAACTGGGGAAACGCTGCTCGCGTAGCCTGCACAAGACCATCGGCCCTAGTCACTGTCGCGTCAGCAGCCTCGCGGACACTCCACATAATCCTATTCGGATGACTCTTAGACCTACCAGACGCAACATCAACAGTACGAACATCGCCGATAACGAGACGCGAATCACCACCAGACGTAAACGTACCGATACAACCAGCAGACGCAACATACTCCCCATCAGAACGCTGGCCGACCTGCGGAAGCACCGGATAATAATCAGCGTTCGTAAACGGCGTCGAAGGAACATAGATAGGCGCTGGGTCAACAGTGATCGTCGTACCACCAGCAGAAACAATGCGGCCCGTATACTCGTCGGATCCACCATTCGACAAGTGGATATACCCGCCAACAGCAACAACCGCGACAACACCAGCACCAACAGTGATACGCGGATCACCACTAGCAGTATTCACACTCAGCGATCCGG